GGCGGTAGCTTCTCGAGCGCCGCGGCGAGCTCCTGCGGGTTCAGGTAGCGACGAGTGGCTTCCGCATCCAGGCGCGGCTCAATACCTCCGCTGATACGCTTCATCACGGCGTTCGCAAGCATCATCGGCCGCGAGAGCATGTTGGGTAGATGCAGGCGCGTTTCCTCGGTGACGTTCATGCCGCCGCCGAGGTTCGTGCGCTGTATTGGTTTGGCTGCGGCTTTGACGCCCTCCTTGGCGGCCTCCATGCCGGCCGAGCGGGCCGTGAACTCTTGGAGATATTGCTTCCACCCAGTACCGCCGGCCGCCTCTATGGCCTCGTCGATGGCGCGCTGCACGTCTCGCTCGATGCCAGCCGTGAGCTTCTTGTCCCAATTCGCCGTTTCTTTGGAGAACGATCGAATGGTGTTCCCGATCTCTTTGCGAACGGTGTAAAGGTCGCGGGCATCAATGCGCCCTGTGTCATCAGTCAGGGAAGCGATCTTTTCTTTCAGCTTGTCAAGCGTCTTTGACACGACATCGGACGCGCGCAGGCCGGGTTGACCGAGTGCAGTTTTCAGACCATGCGTCACATCAGCGGATTTCACGCCGTATTCCGTCGCGTCCTTGCCGGTGAACATGAAGCGCCGCGCCGCTTGCCCTATCGACTCCGTAAACTGAGGGGTGTTGTTGGCGGCCGTCAGCGCCGCTTCGCGCATCGGCGCCGTCGCTTCTGATCGCGCTTCGACTGCGCGGGCGAGGGCGTCCTTCTGGTCGAGCGCGCGCTGCCCAAATGCGGCTGATGGCCCGCCCGGCGTGGCTGCCGTGATCTTCTGATGCGCAACGATGGGAGATCCGGCCGGAACCTTCGCGACCGCCTCGGCCGCGGTCGGCTGGTAGCCTGGGACGGGCTGCTTGGCGTTCTTCAGCGCGTCAATGACGGCTTGGCGTCCGTCTGCGCCGATCAGCTTGTCTTGATACCGGGTCAGAATCCGCCCGGCGCCAGCATCCGTGAACAGATCCGCTACCCCGCGGCCAGTGGCGTAGGCGCCTTTCGCCAGATCGACTCCAGCGGGCACGGCGGCCCCTACGGCTGCGCCTGTGGCCGTCTGCGCGCCTTTGGAGCCCCAGAAGTCCTTTCCCTCCGTGACGGGCTGGGACGCGCCTGCAGCGGCTCCTACGGCCGCCCCCTGCCCGATCCGGCCGGCTACAGTCGCTGGCACCTTCATCGCGCCCGCGACCTTCAGGACAGCCGGTGAAAGGACGGTGCCCGCGAACTCAAACGGGTCGAATCCACCGCCCGTGCCCGCCTTGGTCAAATCCTCGTACTGCTTGATGTGCTGGTTGACGGCCGCGCGCTCAGTGCCCTCGCCATCCGGGCCGAGGTTCATGCCGAGCTGGAACAGTCCGAGGAACGGCGATGCGGCCCCTTTGGCGACCCGCAGCGCCGGCTGCGCTGCGATCACTTCCGGGCTCGTCCAGTCGAGCGAATCCTTCTCGCCGGACGGGAAGAACTTCTCGGGCGGAGGCGCCGCCGGCTGCTTCTGCATGCGCAAGCGCGCGTTCGCCATCGCGACGGCGCGGCGCTGCTCGAGGGTCATTTCGCCCACAGGGCCTTTTCCTCTGGGGTCATAACGGCCCAGACGGCAGGATCAACGCCGGTCGGCACACCTGCCGAAGCTCCAGCTGGGGCAGTCGCTTTCGCACCAGGCCCAGACGGAGCGAAGAACCCGTACTTCTTACCAGCCTCGAACTCGCCCCAGATCCTCTCCACCTCATCCAGCGCGGCGAGTCGGCGTTCGATCGGCAGCCCAGCATCGCCGATCCGGCCAGCCACTTCCTTGTAGTACGCCACGTCCTTGTCGGACTGCGGACCCTCGAACCGCGGCACCTTGGCGACGAGAGCGCCGCCGGCTACTCGCAACTGGTCGGCGGACTTTGCGCCCTTGGGGGTTACGCCGACGAAAGACGCCGCCGTATCGACGAAGGAGCCCAATCCGCTCTGCGTCGGCAACTCCTGCCCGCCCTTGCCGGTGAGGATGTCGCGCGCGCGCTGGATCGTGTCGCCCACACCCTGCATGGCGATCTGACGCTTCATGTTCGCCTTCTGAACATCGCCGATCTTGCCGGAGACGCCGATTACGCCTGGTGATCCGAGACCACCACCCTTGTATAGCGCGGCGTCCACCTTCAGCATGCGCGTCGCGTCGGTCGGATCGATCACTTCAGTCGGAAAGACCTTCGGGCCAGCATGTACGCTGGGCGCGACTTGCGCCGCGAATCGCGGCCCTTTCCCGATTTCCTTCCAAGTGCTGTCAGCTTGGTACTCCTGCACGATCTGTTGGTCGCCGTTGATGATCGTGCGCGTGTCACCGACCTTGAATGACTTCTCCGGCGAGGCTTTCGGGAGCCCAATGGCCTGCGTCGTGCCGTCTGGGTTGAATCGCACTTGATCCGGCCCGAGCGTGTACGGCTCGTCAGCCTTATTCATGTGGGAGTAATCGAGCTCGCCCAACTTGCGGACCATCGGATACTGCGATGTAAGCGCGGCCATTACTGCGGCGCGCGGATCTCCGCCGACGTTCGCTGGAAGCGTATTGCCTTGGTCAGCAGATTGCTCCACCTCCTGCGGGTCATAAACCGCCGGGCGGCCTTGGCGCATAGCCGATATGCGGCGCACTTCGTCGGCGAGTCCCGTTTGGTAGCGTTGGCCTAGGTCAGCCTGCGCTCGCTCTGCTGATTTAGCTTCCTTCGCGCCCATGTAGGCATCGACGATCTGCGCCAACCCCTGAGTCCACGAGACAGGCGCGCGCGGGTTACTCGATTGGACCGGCTGCATCCCTCGCTGCAGCATCGCATCAGCGAGGCGGCGGCGGCGGATGACACTTGCCTGCTGCGCAGCGAGTTCCGGCGGGAGATTCGGGTCGAGAAGTGCGTCCGCAGCCATTTATCCCCCCGCCGCTCGCGCCCCAGACGCGCCCAGTTGGAAAAGGCCCGACATAAGGTTGTTGTAGATGCCGGACTGGACGCCATAACGGTCCATGCCGTAGTTCCCGGCGGCATTCGCCGCGGCGAAGATGGGCGCAGCACCGACGTTCGCACCTTGTACCTGCGAGAACTGAAGTGGTTGAATCTGGCCGCCGGTCCTGAACGCGGAAATCTCGTTGAGCGGCACCTGGCGCTCGGCCAGAGCCTCCGTGATGGATTGGCGGCGCTCGTCCAGCGCCTTCGTGTCCGCGGCGATAGTGGCCTGCTGTAGCGCGTCGTTGCGCCCCCGCTGCAGCATTTCCATCTCACGATTCCACGCCTCCGAGCCTCGCGGTATCCCACGAGCGATCAGGTCCGACTCGATGCCGCCCTGTCTCCGGCCGAGGTCCGTGTCGTACCGGCTCATCATCGCGTCGATGACGCCTTGCCGCCCCTGCGCTTGCGTGCCGAATCGGGCGTTGAAGTCGAGTGGCTTGGTGATCGTGTTGCCTGCGAGGTCCGCGGCCCCAATGCCCAGCATCCCCAGCTTTTGCTGAAGCGCCTGCTCGTTATTGAGGATCGCCTGGCGCTCTGGCGAGAGCGTCTGCTTTACGAACGGAACCGGGTTGCCGGTCGTCGGATCGTTCTGGTAGGTGACGCGCTGCGAGCCGTAGGGGTTGTCTACGTTCGCGTTGGAAAGCTGCGCGCTTGCAATGGCGGCGTCTTTGTTGGCGGCGCCTTGCGCTGTGGCCGCTGCCGCGTAATCAGGCGGCGGAGGCGCTGACGGTTTGCCCATGCTATTCCTTCAAAGCAAGCCACTTCGCGGCTTGCTCTTTCGTGATGGTGAGGATGACGAGATCGCCGTCGAGCGAGCCTGCAGGAATGCGCGCGAGTTCTACGAACCCAAGGTGCTTATCGAAGCGCAGCGCCGATTTGTTGTTGCCGGTGACAATGCCGATGGCGACGTTGCACGCGAGCTGACGGAAGACGTAGTGGAAGCAGTGCCAAAGGAACTCGCGCGAGAGCCACTGCTTCCCGTCCGCGGCGACATGCATGTAGCAACTCGCGCCGTTATAGCCGTCGACCATGCACCCGGCGATCAGTCGGCCGCCGCGCTCCCAGCCTATGCACTTGCCGCCCTGGCGCCACTCGCCCCCGGTGCGCTCGGTGATCCACATACCTACCCGCTCGTCCTGGCCGTAGACGAGGCGCGCTGCTGCTTGAGGGGGTGCTTCTAGGACTTCGGTCACTCTGGACAGCCTCCGCAACGTGTCACGTTGGAGCGCTGTCGGCGCCGACTAGGAACGCTTCTACCTAACGTTACTTGTTGTGTCAAATACCGCCCGCCATTTCAAACATGGTGTCCGTAGCCAACCAGTGAATCTCTAGGGAGTTCGTCTGCACCTTGACCTTGCCGGCGAACCACGTCCCAATGTTCTCTTTCGGCGAGCCCCATTGGCGCACGATGTCCAGATTCGCTGCCCAAAACGCCTCGTCCCACTTACTGATTTCCCACTGGGCTCCGCTCGTGACCGTGTATTCGGCCGTGCCGACGATTGCTATGTCCTTGAAGTCAACGTCGATCCCGGTCAGGTATTGAACCGGCCCGTTGACCTGCAGGATCGGGCGGTGCAGCGTGCAGCGCTTCTGCTGGTCGCTGCCGTACTTGTTGAACGCTTCCTTCGCATAGGCCACGATGTTCAAGCCAACGTCTGACGTGCCGGTCCAAGCCTTCTGCACGCCCCCGTCCTTGCCGAAGTAGAGATCGCCGTTGAACACCGCGAAGCACGTCGCCGCCCAACTATCGAACTCGCACCACGCCTTCGTCGTGCTGTTCATCACGTACTGCTTTGCCGTGCCGTCTGCGACGGTCGGGATGTTGAAGACGACAGCGGAGCGCGCCGGATAGAACACGCCTTCCCATCCAACGATTGTTCCGTAGGTCCGCGAGGCGGTATTGAATGCGTTGAAGATCCGGTCGGAGACGGCCAGCTTTTGCTCGATAACCGGCGACTGCATAACCGCAGACAACGGATATGCGCCGTTCTCCGTGATGATGATGAGATCGCCTCCGATCTGCACCACGCAGCGCCGCCCACGCGGTTTGCCGAGGAAGTACGTCCCGACCTTCGACCAGTCAGCCGCCGAGCTCGGGTTCGTCCCGACATAGACGATTACCTCGCCCTCTGAAGTGACGAACACTGCGCGGTCATCGGGGCCGCTCCCGCTATCGACGCTCCATGTCCCGCCGGCAACCAAGTAGCCGCCGCGCGTGGCGATGGACGATAGATCGAACTCCGTCAACGCCCCGCCCGCTGCGCCGGCCGCCAGATACCAGAAGGAAAGGCTGTTCTTCTCGATGAAGAATAGACGCCCCTTGTGCGAGAAGACGTGGATGATGTTCGTCGTCGTCAGGCCGGTCAGCGCTGGCGTGCTGGCCGCATCTACGGCGGTCCAGGCAGAGCCGTTGTAGTAATTCGGCTTGTCCGTCCCGTTGACCATGATGAGCCAGTTGTTCGTGCCGTCGCCGAAATTGGTGTACTGCCAGTACCCGTTCGTCGACGTTGCTACCGAGGCGCCTACGGCGCCCGCAGACGAGCAATCGAATACCCCGCTGCCCGTGGCGCCGAACATTTTGCTCGTGCCGGTGATGCCGTTGTAAACGGCGAGTGTCTTGACGACGCCCATCCCCGTTACATGGTTGCTATTGCCGCCGCGGACGACCACATCGGTCGTGGTCGGGAACCAGTTGAGGAGCTTGAGAGCGTCGCCGGACTGCATCGCAGCCTCGGCGTCTCGAGCGTTCCACCCGCGCACTGGCGCTGATGTACTAACGACGCGCGTTATCCTCTGGCGTTGTTTGGCCTTAACCGCTAGAGCGCGCCGCACGTCAATGCACCCCGACCAGGAGACGCGCGATGCGCAGCATCGTTTGATCGTCGTAATCGCTCTTGAAGCGATTGACCGACCATAGAATGAATCGACAGTTGTCTTGCGTGTATCCCTTAGTGTGCTCAATCCGGTCAAGAGATATTGAATAGGCTGTCGGGCGTCCGCGCCGGGGCTCGAACTGAGCGCCCGTTAATTCACATCGCCCCGTCCACCGCTCAGACGCCCACGTTTCGGTAAGGTCGAATGCGAGCCCCTTACGCAATGCTCTGGCTTTGGCGTCGTACAGCGCCGTCATATACGGTTTCGCGGCGCGCGCCTTGCGCCTCGATTTCGCTTTCGCAGCACGCACCTTGTCTGGGTTACGGCGCTGCCACTCACCGACACGCTTGATGATGGCGTCCTTGTTTCTCTCGTAGTAATCACGCTTACTCATTACACAGACCACGAGCCTGGCGACACGAACACTCCGGGGCGGATAGTTCGCCCTTCCCCTGACATACTTAGGACTGGCCTACCGCCCGATCGACCTACAGCATCTTTCACTTGCAACTCATACGTTCTGAACATTTCGGCGTAGTCCAATCCCTTTTCGCGAGCCCATCGCCAGCGCAGGCCCATCAGGAGCAGTTCGGCCGGAATGAGCACCAGATCGCCATCGGCACCGAAATACTGCCGATAGGTCGTTCCTGTGCTGTCCGTGATCCAGAAGCGGCTTGCGTACTCGAACGCCCACGTACGGCCGGCGGTCGGCGTCGGGCTGGCGAGCAACTTCCCGCCGCGGATGCGAAACTGGTAGCGCGGCGTTGTCGTGGCCCGGCCTTTGATCGCTTGCCACTCCTGCGGGCTCAAGGGTCCGAGCACCGGCAGATCGTCCGTGCGGTCCCAGATCGTGTCGTTCTTGATGTAACTGAAACCGTTCGACGCGATGGTGGTAATGGCGCCCTGATCCTCGGCGGCTAGCGTGGTATGCGTCGCCTCGAACGTGGTGCCTTCCCACGCGCCGCGCTTGTTGAGGTCGTTCCCTTCCTCTTCCAGCAAGCCCATTAGCTGCTGTACCTGCGTGTCGCTCGAGCCGTAGACCGTCGACGGCACCGGCAGGCCGGAACGCTGGCAATGGCGCTGCACAATCGTCAGCAGGCTATGCGCCTGGGCGATCGTTAGTTCGTTGACGACGATAGCCACGGCCTATCTCCTAGATGGGCGCAGCGTCTTGCTTGCCGCGCTTCGGCGGGCGCTTCTGCTCCGCCGGTTCGATGATGTCCGCTGCAGTGATGCCTTCGTCCCTCGCGGCCACGCGGGGCTCGAAGTGGTATTGCGGGTCCAAGCCACCGCGCAGAAGCGCTTCCACGCGCTCGGTGAGCGACGCCACCTTGCCTTCAAGGGACTCCACTTGCGTCTTGAGCGCGCGGTTCTCGGCCTTCAGGGCGGCGTTTTCCATGGTCAGCGGCCCCTTGTCCTTCGTCTGCGAGAGCCACGCCTTCGCCTTGTCGCGGAGCTCGCTGGCACCCATGCCGATGCGGCGGCAGCCTTCGTCATTGACGCCGGCCAGATCCTCTACGGTCAGGATATTCAGCGCGATCAGGTTCTTTTGCTGCGCGGGCGAGATCATCCCCCATCCCTTGACCGGCGTGCCGTCGAGCGGCATCTCCTCGCCTTTTTTCCAGCGCTCATAGGTCTGGACATAGCGCTCGTACCACTCCTGCGGCAGCCGGCGGTTGCGCACTTCCTGCTCCATCTGCTTCAGCCAGTCGCCAGCCACTTGCTCGAACACGTCGCGCGAGTACGGGGGTGTTACCAGGGCGAAATCCACATCTTTGGACACGTAGCGCCCTTCGCGTTGGCTCGCCAGCTTGTCCTCGATCGCTCGTCGCTCGAACCGGACATACGCCGGGCGGTCCTTGCGGTCGATCATTTCTCCTACGGCACTCATGCTGTCTCCTTACTGACGTAGAACATCGCGGAAGTCCCTTGGTCGCAACTCCATTGCACGGTCCCAAAGGCGTTTAGTTTCTCCAGCCACCACTCGAACGGATGGACTGATAGATGCAATCTGTGGCCGATGAAAGATCCACATACGTCATCGACTAGGGAGATTTGAAAGAATGTCGCTTTGCATGCCGCCATCATGTTTGCGAGAACGTCGTCCACCTGATGCGGAGGCACATGCTCCATTACATCGGTGCAATATCCGTATTCCGCTGTGATAAGCAGTGGGCGCGATAGGTCGTGCTTAATGAACGGGATGGACAGCGCCTCTTTGTCTCGGCAATTCCCGGCGAAGTCGACCTGCACAACGTCATAGCCGGCGGCCTGCAACTTCACGCCGGCACGCCCAGTACCACAGCCCAACTCGATAACGCGCCCCTTTTCCTTGGCAAGCGCCATGAAGGTGCTAACGACTTGCTCGCCGGGGGATACGGCGCGGTAGTCCGAGTGCAGCCACATCCGCTCGTATTTTTCGGCCTCAGAGATATCCGCTGGCACGTTGTACATATCGGGTAGCAAACCGGAGCCATGCACCTTGATCCTGCATCCGAGCCGTTTCAGATCAAGCGCGGTGTCCTGGAACTTCTCTGCCTGCAGTTTCATCGTCAGGGACGCGAGATACGTGCGCCCGGCGAAGTCGACATAGGCGCATGGATCGCCGTCATTCATCTTCTGGTGGAAGGCGTGCCCTTTGCCGTCCCTGTGGCATGAGTCGTAGCCGTAAAGCTGAAGATTCCGGTAGCCCATTGCATA